TTTTGGTTTAGCCTTGTAAAACCCTCTTATAATACCCATCCGGTGTAATTTGAATCTTTGTTCGGTGTAATATCACCATTTGAATTTGTGTTATATTCCGGATAGTTGGTTGAATTATCACATAAGAAAGAAACAAGTCTTCTTGTGTAAAATTGCGCCGTGCTTCTTGAACGTTCTGTCAACAAATTAACCTCAGCAATATTAACACTTTCTGAATTTTCTGAAGAGTGTTTATAGATACCTCCATTTGAGACCGTATATGCCAAATAAGGCATAAACTCAACACTTGCCCACCTAATATGCATAGGCTTAATATAGCTTTCTAAAAGCGTCTTATAGGCCGCGTTTCCAATGTCGTCTATTGTGCTAGTTAAAATTAAAGATTGTATTTTTTCGTACAAGTCCGTACCAAGATATTCTTGGACGTGTATGTCTTGCGCGATTTCAACAAATTGGTTGAACTTGTCGTTGTCAACGTTACCGTCTAAAATTGAGTAACGTTTTATGTCTTCTGATGTTATAAATATTGCTTTCATACTTTTTTATTTTCCGTAGTTTGGATGGTGTCCGTTATTTGGCATATCTTTTGGCGCTTTCTTTGCATCTGAATATTGCTTACCTTTTGGTGTATAGGTTGAAGGTATTTTATCAACGTCTTCACCTCTAGAAATATACTTTTCTGTTTTTGATTTTACTCTGTAAAGTTGTTCTTGAAAGAAATGTCCACAATTCACACCGCCTTTAAACCTAAACAAAGAATAGTTTTGACCCTTGTGTCCGAATTCCTTATTCACCCCTTGAAACGACGCCTTGTCAACGTCTTCTTTTCTGTAAACAACACCTTTGCCGGTTCGACTCATCATAGTTCTGCAGAACCTTCTGCTTTTATCTGACTTGTATCTTTCTTGATACGTGTATCTGATTTTATAAAACGACTTATCTAGACTTGATTCACCGTTTGGCGCTGACTTTATAAAGCTTGCGAATTTAGAAAGTTTAGTTTCTTTTATTAATCTTTTAGCCCACTCTTCAATTGACTCATTATCATCTTTAACCTCTCTAATGTCTACAAGTTCTAAATCGTCGTCGTCCATTGTCTCACCTCTTAAAGAGTCAAGCATTTCGTCGTCGTCAAAATCTTGTTGTTCTTTAGCCATTTTGATTCCCGTTTCCTCTTCTTTAGTTTCTGCATCTAGTCCGTCAGTATCAACGAATTCTAAAGGCTGAATTGTTTTAAAGTATAGTTTTAAAGAAATGTCGTTAACCGCTAAGATTTCATTGAATGCATCAATAAACTCAACTTGAAGCGGTTTAATTACGATATTGTCAAAGAACAAAGAACTGTTTTTTATTTCGTCAGCATTAGAACCTAAACCGCCTCCGGCCTCACGTACTCCAATTAAAAGAGGGCTTGTGATACTGTGTCCCGTTATTAATTTATTGCGGCATTCGTCAGATAAATATTGGTAATGTTCCGGCGCATTATCTAAAGGTAAATCTGTCACCGTAGTCGCGCTTTCTGCATCATTATTAAAGGCCACAATTACTTTTTCACCCCTTGCGCCCGTAAGTTTATTATTTATGTCTCTTTTTATTTCGCGTTGCTTCTGAACGTCCGGTATTCCATTGTTGAAATTCACAACCTTAGTTCCACTAAAACCGTTGATTGTATCGTTGATTAAATAATCTGCAATTTCCTCTTCTAAAAACGCATAAGGCAAAGCCCCAACGTAGTCACAAGGAGGGTAATATTTGAAACCCGACGAATAAGATTGTATTATATAGATTTCTGTCTTTTTTCCTTTTGTACTTCCAAAAATAGGAAATGCAGTTAATTTGTCTTGACGTTTTCTTTCAACCCAATTTGGGTGATAGTACCACGTATCGACAACACCTTCATCATTGCAAATTCCCGCCCTTAAAGTTTCCATTGGGAAATGCGAAATTGAATCAACCTTACTGCCTTTGTATGTGATTTGTAAAGCCCCCATACCTAATTTTTTTCTGTCAGAAATTACCCTCTTCAAGTCTTTAGGTTGCAACAAACTTTTCATCATTGCGTATTGTTGCGGTTTTCTAGCAGAATCTAAAGCGTCAAGCCCTTTTCCGTAAACCATATTTGAAACACCACGTATAATTGAATTGTTAGTTGTTGAACCAACAAAGCGGTCGATTAAGTATTGAAAGTAATTATTATCGGTTCCATATTCAACAATATTGTCGTGATTATTTTCTACAATTACCGGTGCCGTGTATTTGCTTAAACTTATAACAGATATACTGTTACCTTTTTCTTCCTTATTCATAAATTTTGTATTTGTTTTCAGTTTGATGTTCTTCAATCTTGCCTTCTGAATAGCTTATAGGTGTGTTTGCGGCCGTGTCTTGGTCTGTGCAATATATCAACCCTCTAAAAGTGATTGAGGCCGTTAAAACGTCTCCCTCGACTTCTGTGTCGTATAAAGTCAAGTCGTAAGTATGGGCTTCAAGCAAATTCCAAACAATGTCTATTTGTGTATAGTTTGAAAACTCAGTGATGTTTCCGGCGAAATCGATGTATGTTATTTCATTTGTTTGATTGTCACGCAAAGAAAGTATTGTACCGCTAAGAACGCGCCTTATAACTTGGATGCTTTGTGTTAATCCGGTTGTTTTTAGTATTATCATAGCATTTGTTTATTATTATATTGAAAATCGTATTTTTGTAAACAAAAAAAGAGTCCCAAAATTAATTAGAACCCTTTGGTTAATATTATACTAAGATAGAAAGTTTTCTATTTATACGCCCTCAACAACATTTGTGTTTGATGCATCGTCAATGATAGTTGGGTCAATAAATAATGCAGGTTCTTTTTCTGAACAAGCGATTGTTAAATTGTAACCGTTAAAGTCACCCATTGCCCCACCACTTGCAGTTCCAACAGATACGTCACAACCGTTTTGCGCGCCGAAAAGCTTGAATGTTCCGTTAAAGTCTTCAGTGATGACTAAAGGCCTTCCGTAACTCATTAATTTCAATTCTTTTCTAGTCGCCAAATCTTGTGCTTTCAACGTAATTGTTCCGGATGCAGCCCAAAAAGAACTACCGGAGTCGGCGTTGTTTTCGTTTGCCTCGTCCATTGATTGTGCGCCTCTTAATTCGTATTTTAGCAAAGACAAAATAGAACCAAAAGCGGTTATTTGTTCGTCAGCGTCCAAAGTCATAGCGCCATAAATAGCACTGTCAAAGTTCACGAAGAAAATGTTCTTCAATCCCCCCACTGTTTTACAAGGATTTAATCTTCCTTTTGATAAATTTTCGCAAGCCATATTTTTATATTTTTATTATTATTATTAAACGCCTTCAATGATTGTCATACAACCGCTTGGGTCAAGTATGTGCGGTGGTCTTGTTTCAATAGACGTTATTGTTAATTCCGAATTTTGCCCGTCGCCCATAGTCGCGCCGCTATTATGTGAAACCGAAACGTCGCAACCGTTCTCCCAACCGTATAGTTTAAAAGCCCCTAAATAGTCCTCAGTTATAATTTGCGGCCTACCTTTTACGGCAGCCTCTAATTCATTGCTTAAAGATATGTCAAATCCGTTTAACTTAAAAGTTCCGGTTGACGTATAAAAACTAGTATTACTGTCCCTTGACGCTTCGCCTGCCGTAACCATTGATTGACTGCCCCTTAACTCGAATTTATAACTAGTTAATTTGGGTGTTATAGTTTCCGCAACTATTGTTCCAAATCCAAACGCGAAAGTGTATTCAGACTGTAAAGAACCTCTATAATTAACAAAATAAATATTTTTAATACCGCCAACTGTTTTACATAATGTTTTTCGTCCCGCTGAAATATCACAAGCCATAATTTATAATTTTAGTTGGTTAAAAAAAAGAGGGTAAAGGTTTAATTCCACCCTCTTAATATATTTATTTTAGCTACTAGTTAGCAGCATTTACAATACCGTATGTTACGATATCTTCAACATTTGCATAAGCAACACCCGCCGTAAATTTCATAACAATTCTCACATTGTCTGAACCGTCAGTTTCACCCATATCAATAACTTTAACTTCTTGATGGTCTGAAAGTAAGCCCGTTCCAAAGAATAAGTTTGATTTTTCAGAAGCGATTGCCGTATTCGAAGGCATTCCGTTTGCAACAAAGATTCTAACACCGTCGAACATTAAGTCACCCATATCTTGATTGTTGAATCTGTCAACGTGTCCTAAAGACCCTAAAGCGCGAACATACGCACGGTAGATATTTTGAGAAACATAAATACTTAAGTCTTCATTCCCGTATAATTCAGCCGGTATTGCGTCAACTATTTTACCTAATTCAGCAACAACGTTTGCAGCAGTCACCGGAATTCCCGTTACCTCATTTGCAGCCGGTAAACCCGCGTCAACTGTTAAAGCCGGTACAAATCCTAAGAACTGCCCACTTGTAGAACCATCACCGTTCCAAATGTTTTGTTCGTTCTTTTGTGCTGCTTTTGCAACAACGTGTGCTAATAAATAATCTTGGAATGTTTTTGGTAAAACATCGAATGCAGAATATCCCATTTCGATTGCTTCCCAATCTGAACGAAATTTGTCCTTACATAATTCAAGGTTGATTTTTAATTCCTTTGGTGTAAGAAATACCTCAGTTTTAGTAATGCTTGAAGTAGCAGTAAAGTCACAAGAATTGTCAGTCACTAAATCGCCCGTAGCTAATTTAGAAATAACTTCTCTATATTTTACATTTTGTTTAACTTCAACACCACCGTTTTCGATTGTGTTTGCTGACAATAATGCAGCAGAAACCCATTTACCCGCGTGTTCGCCGGCGTAAGTTGTTGTAATACTTGTTGTAGTAGCCATAGTTTAATTTTAGTTTTTAAATAATTTGTCAAACACAATATCCTTCGTGCTTCTAGGTCTCTTCTGCGAGAATTTAATTTCTGTTTTTTCTTTTTTTACTTCCGGATTGTGAACTACTTTTTCAGTAGATAATTCAACCTCTTCTTTTACCTCTTCTTTTACCTCTATTTTAGAAAGTTTGATTTCAGCAATTTCAGCTTTCAATTCTTCAATCGTAGAAAAGAATAATTCTTTTGAAATAGACTCAACAACCTTTTTCGGTTTAGTCTCTTCGTTTGAAAGTTCCGGTGCTTCAGCAAGTTCTTCTTCTGCCGGTGCTGCTTCTTCTTCTGAAGGTGCTGCCTCTTTTATTTCGGCAATAATTCCCTCTTCAGCAACTACCAAAACTTTTCCGTCTTCTAGTGCATATTCACCGATTGGCATTGCGATTTTTTCGCCGTCTTGTACGATAAAAACATCATTGCCCGCCTCGAATACTTCTGCTTCAATTTCAACGCCGTTGTCCAACTTCATTGATTCTAAAGCAACTTGAATACCAAAGATAGCTTTGATTTTACTTAGTTGTTCCTTGTGGTTCATAAATTATTATTTTAAATTCGTTTATTATTATATTACTTTTTTTATATCTGTAAAGTTTTAATCTTATTTTATACGTTTCTACCTAAAGCGGTTTGGTAATCTTGAATAACTGTGTAGTCGTTTGCTACTTCTGTGTCGGTTAAACCGTCGCCTATTGTTGTAAAACCAAGAGTCTGATTGACATAAGAGTCGCTGAGGGGACTACCGAATAAATTTAAAGCTAAAATAAATTGTGGAAGAACACCTAAAGAACCTGCACTAACACCACTTCCCACAATATTCCCATTTTTAAATAGTCTTAAAGTAGTACTACCATTTTTAGAGGCAGTAAAATAGCCTCTTGCATCTGTATTTGTTGTAACTAGTAAATTGCCATCTAATCTTGATTGAAATAAATCCTTTGATGCGCTACCTCTAATCGCCATTAAAGACGCTTGTGATGCTGACGAAAACGAACCTATTTCTATTGCGTCATTCTTTATTGGGGTTGCATTAGTAACGGAGTAAACGCTTAAAGTTTCACTATTTAAAGTTAATACATTTGTTGGAATAAAAAACGTATTAGCATATCCCGTGCTTCCGTCACCTTTTATACCGTTAGCGTCGTGGGTTATGGTACCGTTCCAACCTAATCTAAAAGCCCCATCTGTATCTAAAGGGTTTTTAAGATTCCATTTGTGCGAAGTTGCAGTGCCTCCAATAAAAGGGTAAATAGCTTTGTATTTTGTCCACGTTCCGTTAGCCTTTAATCCTAGCACTAAATTGTTTATAGCTGTTTCTTGTGTAGTATCTAAAATTCCTACTGCTGTTATAAACGCATTAGCGTCTGAATCTATTCCTCCTCCTGTAGCTTGTTTAAAAAACATTGCTTTCTTTTTACTCATTTCTTAAGGTATTAAAATTGTTGAAATTTTACCATCGTTACCTATTTTAATTCCGTATTCTTTTGTGCCGTCGGGTGTTGTAGCATAAGCAAAAACACCATCTAAGTTTTTTTTAAAATCATCCTTTGCAACCTTAATAGCTTGTGCGTCTATTTCTGCTTGTGGAATATTAATTACGTTATAAGTAAATTTGTCTACATCAAAAAATAAAACATTATCTAACCTCTGTAAATTAGCATCAAAAATAGGTGTTACTACATTGTAAAATCCGTCTGCTTCGTGAACTGAATTTTCTAGTTTATGGTAACCCTCTGTAAGTCGCCCGTTAAAATAAGTCAAAGACTTAAAGCTTTTTGGTATATCTTTAAAAGTCTTAATGAATCCTATTGCACCTTTTAAAACGTTAGGATTTAAACTTTTTAGTTCTTCTGTTATAATTATTGCTTTCATATTTATACGATTGTTACTTTGTGAAATGGTGTTGTTGTGTTTACGTATTCGATTGTAATAGTATTTAATACTGTGCCGTCATAAGTTCCCGTTTTGTTTGTGTCCCAACCCGAAGGAAAAGTGACTGCAAAGTCGCCTGTCATATACAAAGTTATTACCTTACTAAATCCTAAAGAAGGTAATCCCGAGTCTGAAAAAACCGTTGAACCCGTTACTACAAAATTAAATGTTTCGCCCGAACTCCAATCTATTGTCTTGGTTGCCGTGACCACTAAATCCGCAATTACCGCGTCCGCCGAACCCGTTATATCTACATTGCCCGAACCTTCCAAAGAACTACCGTTAACTGTTTTTAATGGTCTCTTTGTTTGGATTGTTCCCGTTGTGTCGTTAGTAGCGCCCGCTTCAATTAAACCTAATTTAGCTTCATCTACTGAGGGATAAGTTCTTTTAGCCGTGTTTAAATCAACTTCAGATTGTATTGCCGTATCGTTGTAAACCGTGTCTGTATCGGTAAAAATTGCGCCTAATGGCACCGCCGTTTCAACTAAAGGATGCGCAATATTGCTAACTTTTGCATTGTTAGTTGTTATGTCACTTGCTTGTTGTGTTGTTATTCCCGTTTTAGCCGTGTTTAAATTTATAATAGGGTCATAAGTCGAGGCCAACATATCGCCACCACCTAAAGCCGCAACGTCGATTTCTGTTATTAACTTGTTTCCTCCGGTAACAGGTGATAATGCGTCTGCATCTTTTAATACGTTAGAGTCATTGTAAACCGTGTCTGTAAATACTGCGTTGCTTGGTACTTCTTTCTGTACTAATGGGTGCGAAACATTACTTGTTTTTAATGTGTTTAAAGCAACGGCAGCGGCGTCTGTGTAAGATATTTTGGTGTTGTTACTTGTTATGTTACTTGCTTGTGTAGTTGTTATTCCTACTTTAGCCGTGTTTAAACTAATTGCGGATTGTTTAGCGATTAAGTCGTCAGCAATGTTTACTAAATTTGTACCTATTCTTGTAGCAGAATTAGCGCCCGTTGTTGTCTCGTCCCTAATTTCAATTGCTTCTGTTTTTATACTCATAATTTTTATTAATTAAACGTTTCATCAAATGTATTATTAAATATGTCAGCCTCTATGACTATTGGTTCCGCCGTTAATCTACCTATTCCGTGCGCCCAATAATATTGCGCATTACAAGAATATTCGTCGCAATCAGTTATTGTATATTTGTTTTTGCATTTACAGTATCTTGCTTTCATAATTTTACCTTTCTGTTATTGTCCAAGTTGAATCCACTTCTAGCGTACAATTATCATCATCTAATAAGTTCGCTATTTGCCAAAAAACAAGGTCGTTTTGGTTTAGTGTTACGGGCGCTGAACCCGTCCAAATACCAACGTCTCTACCTCCTTGAAAATTGTTTACAGTTCTAACTTGCGCAACTTCTACCGTTACATTAGCTAAAGAATCTATTTTGATTAAAAATAATTCGTAATTATCGTTGTCTTTTCCGTCAATTAATAAATCCCAAGTGACCAAGAAGTCGGTTGGATTAGTGCCGATATGTCTAAGTCTACCGTTTGCCGGAGAATCGAAATGTTGTAAGTCTTTAGTACTAAAAGTCCCGTTTAAATCTACTGCTTCGCCTTGTGTTACTATAACCGTTTCAACTGTCGCATCATTATTTAAAGCGCCACCGATAAAAGTATTTTTAATACCTATGTTATTGTCCCAATCGCAAGCTAAATCCGAAGCCTCTAAGTCGCTGAATATATTAGTGTCGTTAGGATTAAAACCGCCGTCTCTTGTAAAAATAGCGCCTTTAAGTTGCACCGTGCTAGGGTTAGGAAAATTAACAGGTTTAAAATCAGAAAATGGTGCTAGTGTTGGCAAGTCACAATTTATATCTGTTAGGAATCTTGAATTCATTTGAAAGATTAAACCTTCTTTAAATAATGGCGCCGTCATAGTACCGGCCAAACTTCTAACTATTGAAGTCGTAATTCTGTATCCACCAACCCAAAGCCCGTGCAAAGTTAAACTAGGCGAACCACCAAAGCGTCCCGTTCCCTCTTCTAAACCTTGTCTGTAATCGTAAATGTCACCCAAAGAACTACAATCGATATAATTTATTCTTGCAAATTCAAAAGCATTAAATCCTGTCGCGTCGTATAATTCGTAAACTTTACTTCCGAAGCCCGTAACAGAAATAAAGAAGTCAGCCCCTAAGACGTTTCCTGAACCGATTGCAGGCGTTTCAGACACAAACATAGCGTAGTTGTCCTC